CTGCGGAATTTGGCAACAGCACCGCCGAGCACGATGACGGCCGCACTGGTCGAGGTGGTTGTTTCTTTGACGCGATCAGCGAAGTTCATGTTCAGCGGTCCTCTTGTTATTGGGCTGCGGCCACGAGTTCGGCCAGTTTTTCGTTACTGATGTTGCGAGCGAAGGACAGGCCCAGCTCGGTAGCGCGGGCTTTCAGCGCATCGCGATCGAGTTCATCCGGTTCGCCTGGGTCAGCGTCGTTCGTGCACGCGTGGTCGGCGTGCCAGTCGTCGTAGCCATCGGCTCGGGCGGATTCTTCCTGCTCGATGTTATCGACCACGAGCTGCTGGCCGGCTAGGTACAGGGCTTTCGGGTATTCCATGAATTCCATGTCGTTCTCCAATGAAAAGCCCCGCCGGCTTGCGCGGGCGGGGCAGGGTGGCTTAGGACCGATTACTCGGTGATGCGGACAGCGTGGTCCGGGCGCACGGCAGCGAAGCCGTACAGCACGTCGATACGCGTCGATTCCATGTCGGCTTTACCGTCGCCGAAGGTCATCACGCGCACCGAGAAGCCACCGACGGTTGCGGTGTAGCCCTCGCACGATGCAAGCACCGGAAGTGGCGCGAAGGCGGCAGTGAAGGCATCCTTGTGGAATGCCAGTTGCTGACGATAGCCAGTCGATGGAGCGCCAACCAGGGAGGCGGAGGCGCCGTTTGCCGGCAGCACCGAAACGGTACCCACCTGAGCTGCGGTGGTAGCTTTCAGCTCCGGGAAGATGCTGATCGCGCCGGTGGCGCCAGCAGCCGTGAAGTCAGCCACAACGACAAACTGGCGCAGCTTGCCATTCGAGACGCCCAGGATCGGATGTACGGCAAACACGTTTTGCAGCGTGAATACGGTACCGCGCAGGATGGTTTGACCAGCCGTCAGGCCGCCGATGTTCAGCACGTTGCCAGTTTGATTTGCGCCCGCCACGGTGAAGCCGGTCGCGGTACCGGTGGCAAACACCGGCAGCGACTGGTTCTCGTACATGTCGAAGTTCTGCGCACGAGTGATGTAACCTTCCTTAAACGCCTTGTTGCCGGTGTCACTCGGATTTTGCTGGTTCTTGATCGCGTCGGCCAGCTCGTTGCTTGCATCGGAGCTGAGCAGAACGGTGCGATCACCACCTGGTGCCAAGAAGCGCTCCATTGCGCTGCGAGCATGGCCGTAGGTCTTGAAGGTGTTCGGCAACGTGCCAGGCGTGCCAACGACGTTCGGGGTGGCCAGCACGCCGCGCTGGATCAGGTCGGCTTGGACGATCGAGCCCAGCGAGTTCATCGCCGGCTTGAGGAAGCGTTCTTTGAAGTTGCTGATCGACAGTGCCTTTTCCTTGGCAGTGAAGGTCAGCGGCACGTGCTTCTGGGTGTTCAGCTGCAGGCGAACTTTCTGTTCCTTCTGATCCGGTGCATCGCCGCCGCCGGCGAAGTTGGTACCGTCATAGACGGTAGGCACCGGAGGGATGCCGATATCAACAAAATCGCCCTTGGTGTAGCCGTTTGGCTGCGACTTGAACTCTTCGTCGCGGCCGCGGTTGATGTTGGAGAGGAAGTTCATTTCTTCGCTCAGCATGGCGGCGGCTTCGCGGGCCAGCATTTGGTGTGTGAGGATGATATTTGCGGTTGGCATTTGTGTAGCTCCAGAAATTGAAAAACCGCCTCAAGGGCGGTCGTATGTGGGTGTGTGCGGATCAGCGTTTTCGGCGCTGTTCTTCGCGTTGCTTGAACCAGTCTGCGTCGCTCATTTTTGCCGGGTCGGGCTTGGCGCTCGCTCGGGTCGCGCTGACGCGGGTCACCGGCGCCGGCGGTGCGGCCGGCCCCTTCGGTTTCGTGGTCTGCTTCTTCACGAGCTGGTCGAACTTCTCAGCGGCGTCGAATACCTTGAGCAGAGCCGGGTTCTGCACGATCATCCGTGCGAAGCCCTGATCTACCTTGACGCCGATCGAGCTTGCATACGCGTTGATCTGCGTTGCGCGCTCGTTCGTCCAGCCCGGGATTTCACGCTGCACATACGCTTCCGCTTCCTGGACTTGCTTGGCAGTTGCCTGCTGCTCATTCAGTGCATGTTCGTGCTGTTTCTGCGCGACCGCCTGGGCGGCTTCATTGCGGCGCTGTTGCAGCGCCTGGTACTGGAAGTGGAGCTTCTGCGCGCCGGCTGGGTCCTCATCGCTGAGGGCATTCCAGTCGAACCCCTTGTACTGCTCCAGCTGGTCATTCAGGGCGTGAACCTTGGCGACCTCCTTGATGTACTGCTGGGACTGCTCTGCCTGCTGACGCACCTGCTCACGCTCGGCCTCAACGGCTTTGCGCTCGGCAGCGACCGCTTGGGTCTTCTGCGTGTAGTCGGCGTTGCGCATCGTGCCGGCCTTAATCTCAGCGGCGATGCTCTTTGGCATGGCGACCTTTTTGCCGCCGATCTCGATTTCCTCGTCTTCCTCTGGTTGCTCTTGCGAGTCCGGGTCGTCATGGTTGTCGTTGTCCGCTGCCTGTTCGTGATCCTCGGCAGCGGCATCGTGCGCGGCTTCGGAATTCGGCAGTTCAGCCGATTGTTCCAGTTCGTCCATGGGTGAAGCTCCTGTTATGCGGCGAGCCGCGGTTGATTACATCGGTTGGCCCATATCGGGCGGTTGCTGCATCATTTCTTGCTGCTGCTCAGGCTGTTGCATCGGCATGGCCTGTTGCTCGGGCTGCTGTTGCGGCATCTGCTGAGGCTGCTGCGGGCTGCCTGGAGTCACGTCCGGCCCGCCCAGTGCCTGCGCAGCCGATTGCGCCACCTGCAGACCCATTGAGGCGGCCACCTCGGGCAGCAGGGTCACGCCCAGCGCCTTGATGCGATCCGTATCGGCCTTGTGTCCGTCGATGTCGAGCTTGCGGTTCTCGATCGACTTGTCACGCTTCTCGTCGGCCAGCTGCTGTTGAAGTTGCTGGATGAAACCTTGCATTTGCTGCATCGACTGCTGCATTTGCGCGACTTGCGGGTTCTGGCCTTGCAGTTGCGGGGGCAGCATTGCCTTGAGGTCTTCAGCAATTTCCATCGCACCGGGCCAGTCCAGCGCCTTGGCCAGCCGGTGGCCGATGATCGCGCCAGCACCAGGCACGGCCTGCATGAAGCTGATCATCTGCTCGGCAGCTTCTTGACGTTTTGTTGTGTAGCTCGGACCGCTCTCGCAGGTGACGTCATAAGCGCCGGTGGTCAGGTCGTATATCTGGGTGATGCCCTGCTGCTCATCGGTCATACCTTGCTTCTGGCCGACCTGTGTCGCCTGCTGCTGGGCCTGTATGGGATTGGTCGGTGCGTTGATCTTTACGTTCTCGTTCGTGTCGTCCTCATGGATGACGCGAATGATGCGTTCCACCGAATACACCCTTGGAATCAAGTCGGCGAGGATGCGGCCGGCGTGGCGAATTGCGCGATTCTGGTTGTCGGTGAAATTGAACGTACTGACGTCGCCTTCACGTTGGCGCGCCAGAATGGCCCGGCCCGACGTCTCGTTCGACTGCGCGCCAAGAGAGGCATCGAACAACCCCATGACAGACTTCATGTCGTCGGAAGCGTTCATCGCCTCCTGCATGGATGCCGCATCCGGACCGGTGAACGGGATACGCTGCGGCGGTGGTGCGTTATCGACAGGATCGTATTCCAGGTATGGATGATTGACTGTGTTGGCCGTGAGCCAATTTGCGTCCGTGGCGAACGATCCTGCAGCGCCTACCCATGGTGCTTTTGGCGCCATCGACGCTACCTCGGTAGCCGTCGATCGCCAGAAGTTGTAAGTGCGCTGCGCGTCCTTGGCGTCGTGGATCATCGACTTGAGGTGCCGCTTGCCATCGATGACGACTTCATCGCCATAGACCGGGATCACCGGGATGTATTTGCCGGCCCAGTCGTTCGTTTCAATGATGCTAGCGCCGGTCATGATGTGCTGTGTGACCTTCATCGCCCGCACAGTGCGCTGGTTGACCACTGTGATGGCGTCCAGCTCGAGCAGCTGGGCGATCGCATCGAACTGCTCCTGGTACATGACGTTGCCATTTGACAGCTTCAGCAGGACCTTTTCGACCTCGCGGCGCTTCCACCATTCAGCGACTATGACGTCATCACCATCGAGCCATTCCTGCGCGCATTGGCTGCGGCCGTCCCCTTCGAACCTCGAAACGTCTGCATCGGGCCACTTCGCCTTGAAGGCATCCAGCGAATAGGTGTCGATGACGAAGCAGTCATTCCAGTTCGCCGAGTCCGCATCCATACAGTGTGCATCCGGCAATACCGACAGCGAGTTCGGGATCCGATCGATGCGGATATCTTGGTCGAAGCTGTCATCGCTGGTGTAATCGGTCGTGATGCGGAAGAAACCGAAGCCGCCAGTTACCGCGTTCTCGATCGCCGTGTCATAAGCCACATCGGCATTCGACTGCACCTCGATGTTGCGCACCAGGCCATCCAATACCTTTGCGGTCCACTGGTCGGCGCCGTCGCCCACCGGGTGGAACTTGATTTGCGGCGTATTCTGGCGAGCGTCGTTGACTACCTGGCGGATGAACGCTGGCATCTTGTTGATGGTCAGGCACGGGCGGCCATCGGTTTCGCGCTGCTTGCGCACGCTCTCAGGCCATTGCTCGCTCAAGCGGGCGAACTTCACATCATCGCTATAACGGTTTCGGTTGTCGCTCTCGCGCTCGGCCGCAACCTTGTAGATCCGCAGCCCTTCGGCGTGCAGGTCGTTATCTTCTTTTTCAGCCATGGTCTTATCCCATCCAGCCGCCAGGAGTGGCGGCAGGTCGTTTCGTTGATGGTCGGGCAGCAGGTGGGGCTTTGGCGAAAGTCAGAACATAGGCGTCTGCGCGGTCCGGAGACTTGCCATAGATGCCCTTGTAGTCCTTCTTCGACTGCATGAGCAACAGGCCGTCCTTGTACTTGTACTTGACCGATGCCAGTTGCGACCCCAGCTCACCGCAGTTCGGCATCGACACTGGGGCGTCGAGCAGGTAGTCGCGGGCATCGCGCCACATGCGCGCCTTGATGTTGTAGTTTTTGCCGTCGGAAAGTCTTGCACCGGTGTGCACGCCATGTACGAAGCGGGCGTACTTGCCGGCCTTGAGCTGGTCGAAGCAGGACACGCCAGGGCCGTCAAGCTCGATCACGATGACACCGATCTCGCCGCCGGCGGCTATCAGGTCGTCACACTCGCTGCTGACCACTGCAGCCAGGCCCAGTCCGTCAATGCCGCGGCGCGTGACCTGCGGCAGATTCAGGCGACCGCGCCGTTTATGGATGACGCTCTCGTCGTCGCCAAAGTGTGCTGCGTCGACACCAATGCTCCAGCTACCCAACGCTTCGACGTCGGCCGGCCCCTTGCCTTGGGCTGCAGCAATCAGGTCGCCAACGATCCAAGCATCCGATGTGGACGCGTTGTAATCGATGTCGATTTCCTGCGCCACAATGACCGGGTCGAGCGCCTCGCGCTGCTTCTGGTACCAGGCATCGTCCTTGCGAGGGTCTTGCCGCCAGTGGAACGTGAACACCTTAATCTTGCCGCCGTGCCGCTTGCGGTAGAACGGGTTGCCGTTGCCGTTGACGGTTGAGACGTCGATCTTGCAGTTCGATGTCTGCGACAGCGCGGCGTCGATGGCGTCGGGGCGCTCGTAGAAGGCCGATTCGTCCTTGAAGTAGATCGAGGTTCGGTTACCGCGCCCGATGTTGTCGCCGGCCTCGCCGACGATGGCGGCGCCGGTTTCTGGATTCAGGATCCGCATGTGCGGCGCGTGCTGCTTCTCGTTGTAACCCTTCGGTCGGAACTCGTTCGGCAGCAGCTTGATGAACTGGCGAACCTTCCAGAACAGCGACTTCGGGTCGCCCAGCTTGTCGACGTATTCCTCCTTGCGGCTGCCGAAGCCGATCACGACGCCAGGGTAGAACGTCCACATCCAGACGGCGATGCCGACGCACAGCCAGGAGATGCCCATGTCGCGGGATTTCTCAGCCAGGCCATCTTCGCGGCCCAGCCAGCGCTCGCGCACCCAGGTGACGAATTCGGCCTGCTTCGGGAACAGCAGGAACGGGATGATGCTCGGCAAGCCGATCTCGGCATTGCGCGGGTCGAACGTCATGCCCCAGTCGTTGATGAAGTCGATCGGGTTGGCCTTGTAGTGCTCTTTCAGTCCGGGGACCAGGCCGGGGTCAGTGCGAATGCGTTGCAGGCGCTCGGCACGCTGCGCGTACAGGCGCTCGTAGTCTGGCGCCTTGAAGTCGAACCAGTCAGGCACCGCCATCGAGCATCCTCTTGTATGCCTCTTCGGCGGTAATCGTTACGTTCGATTCGGTGCGCATCGGTGGCAGATCGTCGGTGCCGCCGTGCGCAACCTTCAGACCGTACTCTTTCGGTTTCAAGCGCTGAGCCGCCTCGATGCGCGCGTAGATGCGCAGCTTGGCCTTGGCGACCGAGTCCTTGTCGACCTTGCAGTTGTCAGCAATTTCGACAATCTCATCGAATTGGGTGTCAATCTGCGCGCTCTTGGCAGCGTCGTACATCGCAGCGAACAGCGGGTGCTCAGCCTTCCAGCGAAAGACAGTGGCCTTGCTGGGCATGCCAGCGCGCCGACAGATCGTCGCGATACTGTCGGTGGTTGAAGCCATGGCGGCGCAGAACGCCGCGCCAAGCTCGGGCGTGTAGGTGGTCGCGGTCATGGGATTCGGTAAAAAATGGCCCGGCAGCGAGGTGCTGACCGGGCCGGAAGCTCCGCCAAAGCGGAGGGAGGAGACACAGGGTAGGGCGGCTATCGGGCCGCCTGGGTGAGCATCGCGATACGCGTCTGCTCGAGTTGGATCAGCACCAGCACCCAGCGGCGCTCGGCTTCGTGGGATAGCTGCATGATGCTCCAGGTTGGGTTTTTGGTGCCGGTTACAGCGTCCGGCGCCGGCAGCGCGGATGCGCCGGCTGTCTGGCCAACGCCAGCCTCAAATGCACGAGCCTGTTGGCTATATGCTACTGTTTCAGTTCAACAACGCAGATGAAAGAGGAAATCATGGATTACACCAAAGCCCTTTTTGCTTTTCACGTCCGCCAACTTGCGGGGCAGCGCGTGATGACGCAAATGCCGAAGGATCTCGAAGATGACGAGAAAGAGGAGTACCGCACGGAGCACTACGAGGGAGCGGTCGAGAGCGTGCTTAGCGAGATCGACTGGACCATGCGCATCATCGACAAGCAAGGCGCATAGCGCAGAATGCAAAAAGCCCGCCACCTTTCGGAGCGGGCTTTTCTGGTCCTTCACGCCGCGGGCTCCCATCAGGGAAGCTCTACACGTCGATTGCTGGACGGAATTAAGTTGTGAGCAGGAATGTACTGCTGATATTTCCGACTGTCAAGATATTCCAAACGAAATTTTTAGAAGCGGGCAGGAGTTGCGAACACGTCGAGATGGACAGTCATCAGCCCATGCGTCCCATGCGCAGTCAGTCGTAGTGAGGCTTGAGGCAAAGGCCCCTTACCGATGGAACTTTTTTCGAAAGACAGACGGTTTTCTTGGATGAACGGCAAACTGATAGCGATCGAATCGTTCGTGGTTTCCGAAAGAATATCCTCTGGCTTCGCGTGCTTCCCGGCTTCTACATCTCCAGCGCGAATACGGATTATTAGCCCCTCCAGATCAGGCTCATTGATGACCGCTTCTTCGTTCTCACGAAGCGTGAACGACTGTGAAAAGATAACTGCTCGACCACTGATTTCCAGCATAACTTCCTCCTGAATATTGATTTTTTCGCGCACCGGATGCGGGACTCTCGATGCTAGCATACTAGCAATATTATTCTTCTCGCTGTCGAGCCCTGTTATTGGCAAACATCGCCTCTATTGCAGCTTGAGCGTGATGAAACGCATTGATGAAGACGGTCGCGGGGCGGTGAGCCAGGCTCAGTTTCCGACATACAGCCTCAGGCCGCTCCTGGTCTATGTAGCAGTAGCGCAGCATCAGCCGATCGCGGCGCGAAATGTGGCGCATGGCCAGTTCGATCGCATGCGCATCCTCCTCGTCAACCTTGCGGCGGTCGCTGGTTGGCTTCTCGCCGTTGGCCTCGCGCTCGAGGCGGTCACAAAACGCACCGGTGGCGCTGACACCGATGGTGCGGGTAGAGCGGTAGACCCGCGCCCAGTTCTCCAGGCGCGAGCCGATGTCGCGGCGTTGCTCGGTCAATCTTCACTCCTCGCTGCGTCGCGCAGCAGCTGCCGGCCGTGACACCATCCAGCGGCCCACGCCGCGCCGTCATCCTTGCTGCTGCTCGGACTGCAATGCGGGTTTTCCCATGCCTCGATGCCGTCCAGTGCGGCCAGGGCGCCGGCGTTGAACGAGGTGCTTCGGGAGGGAATGCGCGCTGCGCGTGCGCGCTGGTCGACCGCATCGCGGCGCGCCCGCTCCCGGACATTCATCCGGACGAGCACCCACAGGAGCAGGGCGGCCATCGTGAAGAACGCCAGCGAGATCAGCGCATTGATGACGTGATCGTTCACGCGGCCTCCGCGAGCTGGGCTTTGACCTGGTTGACCTCGATGTGCTGCGCGAGCGCCAGGATGGCCAGCGCATCGGCCTGGTTGTTGTCCTTCGGGTGGAAGCCCTTGGCGCGGGCGGTCTCGACCATGGCCAGCTTGTCGGCGTTGCCCTTGCCGGTCCAGTGCTTCTTGACCTGGCCGACGCCAACCGGGCGCAGCGGGACGTTGTTCGCCGCGCACCACATCTCCAGCATGGCCAGGAAGCCGCCGTAGACGTGCGCCGCCAGCGTGCCTGCGTGCTGCTTCACGTCCTCGTAGTAGACGGCGTGGATCTCGCCGGCGGTGCGCTGCTCGGCCAGGAAGGCGCGGAACTTGAGCCAGCGTTGGCCGGCCATTTCCCAGCGGCGGTTGCTGAAGTTCTCGGTACCGCTGTGCACGGTGCCGTTGCGGTCGGTGCGGGCCCAGCCGGTCTGGGTGCCGATGTCGATTGCCAGGATGTTCATGGGGTGCTGCTCCTCGTTGTTGTTGTGGCGCTCTCGCGCGCGAAATGGTCTCGGTCAGGTAGGCATGTCGAAGCCGACACGTTCGAAAGTCCCTACGCTCGAACCTGCGATAGGCAGCGCAGCCTGGTCGTTGCTGGCATCGAGCACGTCGGCCAGCAGCGTGCGCAGCGCGTTCTCCAGCCGCTCGAGCCAGCGATACCGCTTTTCCCCCGATGGGTGTTCTGCGTCCGGACGTTGCCAAAGCAGGTCAGGTCGACCGTGCGCCTGCAGCTCGCGTTCGATCGTGGCGAACGCTGCGCGTGATGCCTGGGTACCGGGCTTGTCGTGGAACCGGACGTCGTGCACGGCCATCGACAGCCACCGCAGGCGGTGCATCTCGTTCGTAATCATCTGGAACCGGCTAGCACTGGCGCCGAAGTGGGCGAAGCACCACCATTCGGTGGAGCCGGTCGTGCTGGTGGCCATCGAGCCGATCAGCGGGCAGCCGTAGGCAGCGCACAGGTGCTGTGGTCGGTCGGCGATGCGGTCGTCGTGGGTGTGCGTCATGCTGCTCGGCCTTTCAGCGTGTCGATCTTGGCTTGGATGCGTGCGGCGAAGTCGTGGTAGCTCTCGCCACCGCGGGCGAACATCCCGAACTCACGGCCTTTGGCCTCGATGCCCTGGTTCGATTTCTTCCACGTCCAGTCGTCGTTGCGCGGCTTCTGTGCACCTGGTGCTGGTGGTGGGGCAGCCTGGTCGCGCAGCTCTTGCTCGACGATCGGGACCAGGTACGCGAGCGGTATAGGTTTGTCGCCCTTTGACGCACGGGCTTTGGTGATGGCGACGTTGAGCACCTCGTCGGTGACCTTCGGGTCTTGTGCCCAGGTGACGGCAATGATCGGGTTCTGCGATGTGGCCTGTACGCCCTGGGCTCGAACGAGCAAGGCGATCTGCGTGTTGCGGGTCATGTTCGCGACCAAGTCGGCAGGGCTGTCCAGGTCGACCGGCGGCGTGCTCGGGGTTGGCGGGGGCGGTGTTGATGCTTTAGGTTTACATTCTCCCTGTCCCTGTCCCTGTCCTTCTCCCTGTCCCTTAAGAGCGTTTTCCAGCGGAATTCCGTTGCCCGTTTTGTCAATTCCAGCGGAATCGACAGTGCTTTCCGGTGGAATTCCTGCGCTTTCCTGCGGAAGATCAGCGGAATTCGTGCCCGGTTCTGGTGGAAGTGCCAACGGTGGACGGCCCTCGGACTCACGTTGCTTGTTGGATTTCCGCACGCGATCACACTCTTTCTTCCATGCGTGATGCAGCTTGGCGCGCCAGCTTTCCAGCGCTTTCTCGGCGACCACAGGGTGATACAGGCGGCCATCTGCGCACTTGACCCAGCCGTGCAGCGCGCCCTCGCGCAGGTTCATCCATTCTTTGACCACGCGGCCGTAGCCTGCGGCCTTGGCCAGGAAGCGATCATCATCGGGGAGGGATGCGGCGGGTACCTGGTGCCAGGCGGCGCTCCACAGCAGAACGCCAGCCCAGCATGCCTCAGGTGATTCGTACGCGGCCATGTCGCTGTCACGCAGGCGCGCAACGTCGAGCGGCATGAATGCGAAGTCCTGCAGGTTGCAGTCGGGCGGGGTGAGCGGCGCCGGCAGGGCGCCAGTGTCGATCGTAGTCATGGCGGCGAAGCCTCGCACTGTTCAGCCGCGCAGCGATCCCACTCTGCCTGCCAGGTCGCGATCGCGTCCGTTGAGTGCCAGTTGAAGTTGTACCCATCACGACCTACGCCACGAGCAAACGCAGCGCGCGCCTTGGCGCGGATCATGTCGAGCGAGATGATTGGTGTGTCCATTATTCGCCTGCCTCGTCTACGACCTTGCGCAGCTGCTGGCGCGCCATGTACTCGGCCTGCTGCTTGCGGTGGTCTTCCTTGTTGGCGATCGCGTCCCGGTCGATGGCGCGCCAGGTGCGCGCCTGCAGGGCGATCTTGTCGTCCGCCGAATACTTCGGCTGCTTTGCTTGTTGCGACATGTGCTCCTCGGTTATGTCAGGTGGAATTGCCAGGCGCCGTCGGCTTCAAAGGCGCATGCGCAGCACGCCGGGTGCGCGGTAGTTCGAACGGCCCGGCAGCAACATGGCCACGTTCTGGCCAGCACCGGGTCTTCCTGCAGGCTGGTGGCGCGCATTAGCATTCCGTTCGTTGAGCCAGCCCCGTGCGAGGTCGCGCAGCTTCTTGCTTTGCGTGACGTCGTCGGCCTGGCATTGCTGGCTGAACTCAACGAATTCGTCGGCGTTCAACAGCGTCTTCACTACGATGGTTCTTGGGGCTTTCACTGGTTCTCCTGGGTGGGTGGATCGGGTAGGGGTGCTTCTGGAATTCGGGTGGGCAAGAGCCCGGGGTGTGAAAAAACCGCAGAGTTACTGCGGCTGGGCTTGGGGTAGGGGGTGCTCGATCAGTTCGGGCCAGATCCTTTGCCAATCGTCGGGGAACAGTTCCTTTCGCGTCACAAGGCCACCAGTAGCGGCCTCGATGGCTGCGCCGTGGGTGACAGGGACTGGGCGGGTTCCGTCTGCCCATCGGCTGATGTCAGGCGCATGCGCGCCAATAGCTTTCGCCAGCGACGCTTGGCGGCCGCGCTCTTGAGAGAGGTAGGTTTTGATGTCCATAGTGCGCCAGTATAGCGATTCGCTAAATAACGTCAATAGCGTTTCGCATATTTCATTGTTTAGCGATCTGCTATGTAATGCTCGTATGCAAACTAATGACGAAATTCGCCGCGAGAACCTAGAGGTGGCGATTAAGCGGCTCGGTACGGCCGCGAAGTTGGCAGAGGCAGCGAAGACATCAGCGGCCTACATAAGCCAGATCCGCAATCGCACACGCGACAGCAAGTCAGGTACTCCAAAAATGATGGGTGATGCAATGGCCCGCCGGATTGAGGAGGCGCTTGGGGAACCAAACGGTTGGATGGATAAGTCGCATCTGTTCATAGCGGACGGCAAAGCCGGTGATGGAGGCACACCTGCGTCATTCGACGTGAACGTGTCCCCTGTAATGCTCCCATCTCGCCCAATCCCGGTTATCTCGTCGGTTCAAGCTGGCGCGTTGCGCGACATGGAAAACCCGTATGAGCCGGGTGATGGATACGCGATCGAATACACGGAAGACCAGAAGCTATCCCGCTGGGCGTTCTGCCTCGACGTTGAGGGCATGTCGATGTCACCGCGCTTCCAGCCAGGTGACCGTTTGTTCGTGGACCCTGATCGGTCTCCAGGCCCAGGCAATTTTGTTGTTGCTCGTAATGGCAGCAATCAGGCGACATTCAAGAAATACCGCCCACGCGGTATGGATGCAAATGGCAACGAGATATTTGAGCTGGTCCCATTAAATGACGATTTCCCGACACTTCGGAGCGATGCAGAGCCGTTGTACGTTATCGGGGTGGTCACCGAAGTTAAGCAGCGACTTGTCTAGCAGCCGATTTTTGAGGTGCAAGGGGAATTAGTTGAAGTCACAAGACAACATCGAAGCTGATCGATTTGATGATCACATGCTTAACGAGCTGGCAAAAAAGAGTGGGGCTTATGCTGACGTCGTTGCGGCAATTAGAGAGGCACGAAAATCTTGCGAGAGTGCTGGCTTGAACTGTGATTATGACGACCGAGGAATTGCCTTTTTCACACAGTTTCAAACGTCTAAAACAGCTCGACATACGAGAGAAGATACGTCCGCCACATTGCTCTTGCAGGCTGTCATTTTGGAGCGGCTTGATAGGAATAGAAAATACATGTGGGCAATAATTATCTTACTTGTTTATGTTGCGAGCCAAGTTGGATAAAGATAATCCCCGCGGTGGCTGAAATTACATCGAGTATTTTCGACAATTAAATCACATGAATTCATTACCTATAGAATTTACTTTCCCTGCTATTTGCAGGACTTGCTCTGTGGTGTTTTCTGGGCCGACTTTCGTTTTGAACCGTAACGTAGAGATCAAGATGGAAGGGAGCCAGGCTGGGCCATGTCCCGGTTGTGGTGGTTACGGCGACATTATTGATGGAACTTTCAGTCTGGTCGGTGATACCATCCGCCGATTGACAGATGGACTCTCCTTCTCTGACATCCTCCGTCTAAGAAAGGCAGCCGAGACTGCCCGATCCAGCGGCGGCGATCTGATTTCATTTTCTAATGAGATTTCGCGTTTTCCTGAGCTAGCATCATTCGCACAGTGGATGAAAGATTACTTCGTTCCCAAGTCAGGCGCGGATCTCGCGACGTACCTTGGATTTCTAATAACTATTCTCACGTTACTTTCGTTGCTACCCTCGTCAGCTCCAGCACCTGCTCCCCTAACTGAGCAGCAGGTCACCGAAATAACGGTGAGGGCAGTCAATGCGGCCTTGATCGAGAACGAGAGGAAGATTAAAAAGGTCCAGCGAATGAAGGCTGCCCAAGCGAAACAGCGAAAGGTAGGCCGGAATGATATCTGCGCCTGCGGCAGCGGGAAAAAGCACAAACGTTGCTGCCTCTGACATAATTGAGACATGCAGCCACAGTTCAGAGTCCTCGCCGTCATATCCATCGTACTGGCATGGGGAACTGTGATTGCCTACCCTGAATCGCGAGTGGCTTTACTGTCGGCTCTGATGAGCTCAGCTTGCACTGGGTACGCTCTTTTCACAGATATCACTCAGCGGCGTAGAAAGCAGCAGCGACGGTAACCAGCAGTGATGGGTAGGCGCGTAGTAACGTGACCCTGCCGAAGAACCCTCCTTGCATTCATCCTCAATGCCCGCACTCGCGGGCTTTTTTTCGCCTAAACCATTCAGGGCAGGATCAGTCTATCTCAATTATTTAGCGCAACGCTACACTTTTTACTTGTTTAGTTTAGCGAATCGCTATAAAGTAACTCCATCGCAACCGAGCTCAGCACCCGCTGAGCCACCGACTGGAGGAAGACATGTCCCGCACCGCATCACCCGAAGAACTGCACACAAAAGCGCTTATCGACCTGACCCGCCAGAAGTCGGCTGGCCTGCTGGCCGCTGTGCGCGCTGGCCAGCCGCAGGCATCGAAGCTGATCCGCGACTGCCTGTCGGAATACATCACCGACAACCATGCGCTTTCCACTCTGATCCTCGAATCGCTTGCCGGTACCAACAGCCTGCAGGGCGTCATCACCGACCTGATCTGGGCCGAAGCCGAAACGATGGCCCAGCTTGAGCTGGCGGCGATTGAGCGCGAGAACCGGGAGCTGTCGACGGCTGATCGGATCGACCGCTACTTCGACAGCATCGTGGCATGAACTGCGCTCACTGCAACGACACCGGGAGCCAGTCGAAGAACCTGCACGGCTACATGGACTGCGCGCACTGCTGCGTGGCCGAGGAGCGGGTCCAAGTGAACATCTGGGCAGATCGCACGGCGCCCACCGTCGATCAGGTCGACGCCTGGCTGATCTACCAGCACGGCAAGACCGCAGCAGCACCGAGCACGGCGCGGGGAAGCATGGAGCAGCACAGTTCCGCGTAAAGGCAAAGCCATGCACGGCCGCACCAGCGGCGCCGGAGACGTAACCGGCACCAACAACCGAAGCCGGCCGCGCCGGCGCAAACGAGGAGAGCAGGATGAATATCACCTTACCGCGCATCACCACCGGCCCGTACCGCATCGCTCGCCGGCTGGTGCGCAAGGCGGCAAAGCCAGTCGCACTGCATTGGAATGCGTTGCAGCTGGCCAAATCCCGCGACGACGTCGCCTACCTCGCATCGCTGCGCGCGCAGTTCGAGCAGAAAGAACACAACGAGGCGCTGCGCCAGGTGCGCTTGATGCGCAGCCGCAACCAGATCGCGAGCTGGTGATGATCCGGCACTTCAAAGACCAGTACCGCCTGTCCCTGCGCGCCGGCTTCGGCCCGCGCAAGGCAGCAATCCGCGCACTTTGCACCTATTTCAACGGCTTCTAGCCCGAAAGGAATCACCCAATGAATCAAGTAGTCGCCAGCCCGGCCAAGAGCCTGAGCACGTTCCTGGACAAGTACAAAGGTCAGATCGCCAACGCGCTGCCGAAGCACATCAGCCCCGATCGCATGGTGCGCCTGACTATGACCGCATTCAGCCAGAACGCGGCCCTTCAAAAGTGCGACCTGCACAGCATCTTCGGTTCGGTTGTCGTCGCCTCGCAGCTGGGCCTGGAGATCGGCGTCGGTGGCCAGGGCTACC